GTGAAACATATTTAATGACATTACCTTCAAAATATCCTATCTTGTTTGACCAAATATAATCCCATGTTTGAATTGGTAAGTCTTTGTAGTGATTACCACCGATTTGTATTTTGTTGACTTTTATGCCCATACATCTACTCTCTCCTCGCTGATTGCTCTTTTCAAGTTTTCTTCTTTTATTCGTTCAGCTTTTTCTACGTTAATTTTTTTTAATTCTTCTAATCGGTCAGATAAATCTCTTGCATCTTGACGCATATTCAAGTAAGTATGATACGTTTGCATTTTAGCTTTATCTACGGACATTGGCATTGATTACTAGCTAATTCTTTATTTTTATCTTTTGTTTTACCAATCTCTGATCTTAACGATTCGATTAACTTATCTCTTTCATCAAGCTTTTTCATTAAATTAGTGTACATTTCATTATGAAAAGTCACCGTTTCGTTAAAATCTTTTTGCATTGCAGTAAGCAATTTTTGTGATTGCTCAATACTTTGTTTAAAAAAATCTGTCATTTACTCTTCTCTCAATAATAAATTATGTTTTTTCTCTACTTCTTCTTCAGGTAAATCAACCTTAATTTGTTTCGTAATCATACCTTTTGGAATCTGTAACCGTGCATTAGTATGCTCAGTTTCTTCATCATAGGTAGATGCAATTACTATATGTTTTTCTGTTTCTCCGATTAAAAAACCTATGGTGTAACATTTTGAATCTTTAATATCCTCTTCTCTCAAAATTTCCCAAGACGCATCAGCCATTGCATCGTCCCATTCAATTAAATATGTAGAATATTTAAGTTTCATCTCCATCAATTGTATCAAAATAATCTTTTGGACGCATTATAATTTCGTCTTTTGAAAACAAATTTGTTTTTACACCTTTTCTACATTTTTTCATTTCTTCATGTAATAATTTAGGTTTAGGTTGAAACATCAAACAGTCTTGTTCGGTATAACTACCAGATAGGTAACAAACAACTTTACCATCAGGTAAACCATCTCCAAATGTACAATACCAACATTTGTTTGATGCTCCCATTAAAACCCAACAATAAAAGCAATTATCATAAAGATGGTAAACAATCCTAAAAACAAAAAGGCAAAGTTTGCACAATGTCGAACTAACTCGTCTACAAAATCAGGTGTATGCCAACCGTTTTGTTCTTCCATTTGTTTTTGTCTAATTCTAGTTTTTAATCTACGAAACCAATTTGGTTTTCTAGCATATAAAGGTATGTCTAATGTTTTTGGTCGCATGTGTCGTCTTCCTCTTCAAAGTAAGGTTCAAAAGTTATTTCTTTCTCATCACTCATAATAGCTAAAGCGATTGTTAAAAGAGCCAAAATTTTTTCTTCAGAAGATATGGTTTTAAACTCGGTAGGTAATTTTTTTAAAATATGACCCACCATTTCCATTAAGTGTTCATTTGTCATCTATTATTTTTAATAATTTATATAATGTATTTTGTGTTTCTTTATCCATGGTAGCACTAGTTTGAGGATCAAACAACCTTTCGTAGATTGCGTCAATTTCTTTGTTTGCTTGTTCTTTTGTCATTGTATTCATATTCATTCTCCTTTTTTAGTCGGTTTGTCCAATTTACAGATGCAAACCCTTTTCGTCAACCATATCTTATGTTACTATATTATTGTATAAAGTAACATATGTCAACAAGGAGTATAATAATGAAAAGCAAATTAATACCAAAGGTAAATTACAATAAATTTCCAATCCTTTTTCAATTAGATAAGAAAGAGATTAACCGTATTTTAGATAATACTTTTGGAGAAAAAAATTGTAAGAAATGTAAAAGAAAAATAAGGCAAACAGATATTATGTCTGTGAAACAAAAACAACGAGGGTGGTGTTCTAACTGTTGGAAAAGACAATACGGTCGATTATTTAAACCAAGCAGACAACGACAGTTTGTAGAATATTAAAAAACCCCTCCGAAGAGGGGTAAGGTTCTCCTTGTCGAGAGAGATTGGAGTAAATGAAAAAATGTATACTTTCAGTCTACCCCTTTTCTAACATCTTGTCTATTCGATCAAGTGTTTTTTTATCCTCTCTTCTTTTTTGTTCTGCTAAAACCTTTTTATTATAAGCATCAGTTTCTTCTTGTAGCATGATGACATCTTTTTTAGATAAGTTTTGTGCTTTCCAAGTTTCTATAATCAGCCGTAATTGACCAGATAAAGTGCGACCCTCGATGCGTGACGCAGTTTTCACTTCTGCGTACAAATCTCGTGGTAATAAAACTGATTTCCATTTTGTAGTGTCCATTTTAATCTCTCCAACTTTCCATTTTAGCTTCGTAGTGCAAAAAATCAGAAACATCGTCTATACCTAGCTTATCCATCCATTTTCTGCAATTACAATCAGGTAAAAAAGATTCGCTAAACTCTTCTTCACACACTTCGCATGATCCACTAGAATAGACAAAAATCTTCATACTATCTTCTTTTTTGAGATTAATATCAAACACCGTTCCATTTTGTTCGGTGTGTTTTGTGTTAGATGGATCATATTCTTCCCATTTACAGTCCAAACTTCCTACTTTATTAAAGATAACATTCCTTACTTCACCGTTTATCTCTTCTTGTCTTTCAGCTAATGTTTTAACAATACTCATAAAGCAATTCTCCTTATTAGAATATATTAGATTATATACAATTAAATGTAAAGATTCAACTGATTTCCTTACAATTACCCCAATTCTCGCCCATTTCAATGTCAACCTTGTTTGGCACTTCAAGTTTTACAGCATTAATCATAATGTCTGCATAAACTTGGGCTTGTTCTTTACTTTTTACCGAAAAGGCTAATTCATCGTGAACTTGCAACAACGGAATGATGCCCTCTTTATACAGATTCACCATACTTTGTTTTGTCTGATCGGCTGCAGATGCCTGAATAAGTCGATTCAAGGCTTTATAAGTATAGGCTCGTTTTAATCGTGTAGTTGAGCCGTATTCAACGAGTGCTTGATCTCGTGGCATAGCTTTATGTGCTTGAAAACTATCAGGTTCCCATAAATCAAATCGGCACTTTCTACCTTTTAAGGAACGGATAGACCCATTACTGCGAGGATCATTGAGCCGTTGGCTAACACTATCCATCAATTGCTTAACAAAAGGCACTCGTGCATGATATTGCTTGGTAAGTGCTTTCGCTTCATCAATAGATATATCTAGCTGTTGAGAAAGTTTTGTCACTCCCATTCCATACATCATTGCTAAATTGATGACTTTAGCTTGTTTACGAGGTATGTCTGCCATTTCAGCAACCATTGTATGAAAGTCCATATTGGGATCAGTATTGTAAGCATCTACAAACTCTTCTACCCCTCTTAATTCAATTCTTCTGTAATTACCGACCGTCTTAGCATAATGCACCAAGATGCGTGGTTCTTGTTGAGAAAAGTCAATACTCGCCCATTCTTCTCCCTCTTCAGGTAAAAACAGTCCTCGTATCATCGGACCCAATTCAGGGTCACGAGCTGGAATTTGTTGTAAATTAGGGTTATTCATAGAGATTCTACCTGACACAGTACCCCCTGCTTCTGAACGCAGTTGGTTAATATGCCCATGAATACGACCATCTTTAGATACATACTTTAATATCGAGCCAATAAATGTACCTTGTGTCTTATTGTAGTTTCGTGCTTGTAGAATAAGTTTAGGTAATTGATGTGAGTGTTCACTTAAAAACGACTTGGTAAAACTTGGTGAACCTTTCTCTGTCTTTGGGTACGGTAGGTTTAATTTATCAAACGCTTTAGCAATCGATTGAGATGCCCATATTTCTACATCACTACCCACCAATGTTTTAATTTGTTTCATTGATTCTTTTTCTTTTTTCAATAATAATTGTTTGGATCGCTCAACCTGATCTAAATTTACTCGAATACCCTTTTTTGTCATTTGCACTAGTAAAGGTAATAGAGATGTTTCTAATTCCCAAATCGTCCAAATGTCTTCTCTGTTCATCAACACTTGAAAATGTTTCCATAAATCAAGGGCTAACACAGCATCCATTTCAGCATATGGTCCGACATACATGCTCGGTAGTTTCCATAATTCTGCTTTTGGATCAACCCCAAAGCTTTGTGATGCTTCAACTAACGTCTTTTCACTCTTGGTTTTTCCAAGATAATCATATGCTAAAGCATTTAGACTGTAACTATATCTGTTTTCATCTAACAGACTAGCTGTTATCATGGTATCTATGATGCGTCCATTGACGGTAAATCCTTCAGAAAGTAACCAACCAAGGTCGTATTGTGCGTTGTGCATAATCTTATCTGCTTGGGATTCGAACACTTTTCTTAACCACTTGGAAACAATACGTTTATCTAAATTACCCCCACCCAAATGACCAGTCGGTATGTAACCTTTCCAACCCTCGGTAGCAATAGCATACCCGACAACTTCTCCATTTTCAGTAGCCCACCCGGGACCTAATGTCTTAATGTCAGGGTCTCTTGTCTCCAAGTCAATTGCTATTTCTTTTGCATCAGATAAATCAGGTAGATGGTGTGGTACAGCCCATTCCGAATCAGGATTAAATATTGCAAACTGTAATTTATTATTCTTTTCTTCTGTCATATTATGTATCCTTTATGAACATCTTGTGGCTCGACTAGGTATAAGTTTTTTTTTGTTCGAGTGACTCCAACATAAAACACTCGATGTAAATCATCTGTATTCTGTCGCATCGCTGCAGTTGATAAATCGGTAAACAGCACAACATTATCTGCTTCACCCCCTTTTGACCCGTGAATCGTGGACATCTTAATACGAGGTTTGGCATTAAACTTCTCGCCTGAACGCAATAGTGCCGTGACATAGGCTCGATCAACATCAGGTATTCTATCCATCGCTTGATGCCATATCTCTTCTCGTTTAGCCAACAGCCCATGATGTTTTACTAAAAGGTCAAAGGTAAAGACTTCATCAAGATTATCAGGTAGTGGCTTGAGTTTCTTACACCCTCTAGCAATCTTAATATTATTTCCCGTCATGTAGCTATAGATTGTCTCGGCTGTCTTTAAATCAACAGTATTACCGTGTCGTAATCTCTCCCAACCATTTACAGCAATCGATAGTTTTTCAGGAATAGACCGTGCATTGTTTCTCTCAAACAGTAAACCTTTTGTTTTTAATTCATCTACCAACGGATTCATCATATAGTTAGCTTGAGTAAGAATGAGCCAAGAGCCGTCAGACATATCTAGATTGGACATATCTACGATTCGGTCAACCTTACCTTTTTGCTGTCGTGGTAAATATGTTTTAGGAAACCTATTTGAAATTCTTTTTACAATTTTATCTGCCAAACCATGAACAGAGTATGGTATTCTGTAAGATTGCTGTAAAACTTCTGCATCCCCATCAAGATGAATAAAATGATTGTAATCAGCACCTGCCCATAAATAAATAGCTTGGTCATCATCTCCTGCACAATACATTTTCTTTGAGTGAGCATCTAACTTATGAGCAATATCCCACTGCATTGGAGATAAATCTTGAGCTTCATCCAACATGCAAAGATCAAATTCAGGACAGGAGTCTTTCTCCTTAACAAACATCTCCAACATATCGGTATAGTCTAATAAACCATTGACTTCTTTGAACTTCTGGTAACTTCTAGCAACATAATCTACTTCAAACCAAGTGTGTTGCAGTTGAGATTGATTGTATTCTTTTCTCAAATCGGTCTTCTTTAATCTTGCTAAATTAATCAAAGCAAGAATAGGATGATCACTTGCAACAGAACCAAGGGTGTCATCGTTTTCTGATAGTACGGAACCTTGCAATTCAATACCGACTTTCGAAGATAAATCAGCGTAATGACCTCTTGACATAATCTGTTCTGATTTAATACTTAATGACCTATACGCTAAAGAGTGAAGAGTTCTAAAATAAATTAAATC